CCAAGAAAGATGGTTTGGTTCAGGTTGGCGAGTGGTTCTCTCTGATGAATATTCTTACCAGCAAGACTAATGGTAAGACACTGGAAGAACAGATGAAGAACATCTTCCGTCTTGCCACTGCCTTCCGATATAACTGCTATACCCGATACAATATTCCCTATGGTCTGAGTCTTTCTGGTACTCCCCTGAATGAGACTCTTGTTGCCCTTCACCAGATTCTTCCTCAGTTCCAAAAGGAGAACAAACTTCAGAAAGTTCAGTGTGTCATTTTGACCGATGGTGAGGCAGCAATGCCTAAGTATCACCGTGAAGTTCAGCGTCGTTGGGAAGATGAACCTTTTATGGGCACCAACTACATTGGACCCAACTCTTTCCTTCGTGATCGTAAGACTGGTATGACATACTCCCTTAACTGTGAGTGGTATGAGTTTACTGATATTATGCTTCGCAATTTGCGTGACAAGTTTAAGGATATCAACTTCATTGGTATTCGTGTGCTTGAGTCCCGCGATGCTGGTAGTTTCATTCGCCGTTACTGTGGGTATTATGGGCCCGAGTATGAAAAGACTATTGGTATTTGGAGAAAGCAACGGGCATTTACTATTAAGAAGTCTGGGTATCATTCTTACTTCGGTCTTTCTGCCAATGCCCTTGCTCAGGATGCTGGATTTGAAGTTGCTGATGATGCAACAAAGACTCAAATCAAGTCTGCATTTGTAAAGAGTCTAAAATCTAAGAAGATGAATAAGAAGATTTTGGGTGAGTTTATTGAACTCGTTGTATAATAAATAAAAATATAGATTTAGGTAAAATTAAATGTCTAGATTTGGAGATCTACTTTCGGGAAATGTGACTTCGGCCTCCTCAGTTTCTACGCCAGAACCAGTAATTGAACTAGTGGTGACTGAACCAGTAGTTCAAATTTCGATTGATGAAATACTTGGAGAAGAATCTGAAGTAGTGGAAGAAGAATCTGAAGTAGTGGAAGAAGAATCTGAGGGTGAACCAGACTTATCTTTTTATGATATGACTAAGAGAGAACTAGAAACATACGCCAGAACTCTTGGTCTTGAACTAGATCGTCGTCACAGTAAGTCTGCATTAATTCGAGAGTTGACAGACTATCTTGCCAACTAGTGACAATTCCCAAACTGTCCACTTAGGGGGTCATCAGACCCTCTTTTTTGTGTATAATATGAGAGTTCAAATGACACCACTTCATCATGTCTTATTCATCTGATTACATCCGCACTTCTCTTCAAGCAGTGTATGGAGAGTCTGTGACTGCCGCCGACATCCGTGCCTGGTGCGCTATGAATGATGTTTCGTATCAAACTGTGACCAATAAACTAGCGGAATATAAAATTGGTCATGGAAAATGGAACCTTGAAGTAACAAAGGAAGCAGTTCAAGAATTGGAAGTATCCTATAATGCTCCAGCAGTAACTCCAGTTATTGAGCAAAACCTTGTCCCTGAAAAAGATGATACCTTCGTCAAGTTTGGTAACTTTGCTGATGTTAAGAAAATTATTCAGTCCCGTCTCTTCTATCCGACGTTCATTACGGGTTTGTCGGGTAATGGGAAAACGTTTTCTGTTGAGCAGGCATGTGCCCAGTTGGGACGTGAACTCATCCGTGTAAACATTACTATTGAAACTGATGAAGACGATCTTATTGGTGGGTTTCGTCTTGTCGATGGGTCAACTGCTTGGCATAACGGACCTGTCATTGAAGCACTCCAACGTGGAGCAGTCCTGCTACTCGATGAAATTGACCTTGCTAGCAACAAAATCCTCTGTCTCCAATCCATCCTTGAAGGTAAGGGTGTGTTTCTGAAAAAGATTGGCAAGTGGGTTAAACCTGCTGCTGGTTTCAATGTGATTGCTACTGCCAACACCAAGGGTAAGGGTTCTGATGACGGTCGTTTCATCGGTACTAACGTGCTCAATGAGGCATTCTTAGAGCGTTTCCCTGTAACCTTTGAACAGTCCTATCCTGCCCCTGCAACCGAGCAGAAGATCCTGGAAGGCATTTCTCTGGACCTTGGTGTGGAAGATCGTGACTTCTGCAAGCGCCTGGTAGACTGGGCAGACATCATCCGCAAGACCTTCTACGATGGTGGTATTGAGGAGATTATCAGCACCCGCCGCCTGGTTCATATTATCCGTGCCTACAGCATCTTCCAAGACAAGGCAAAGGCAATCCAAGTTTGCGTTAACCGCTTTGATGATGAAACCAAGCAAGCGTTCTTGGAACTGTATGACAAGGTGGATGCTGACTTCCAACTTCCTACTGAAGAAGTTGACCAGGTAACTGTATTCTGATATAATTGGGGGAGGTAAATTATGCCACTTTATTATGGATGAGTACCCTTACGGAACTGAATATGTGTTTTCAGTCAACACAAACGATATGATTGAAATTGAAAAACGACCTGTAACTATGAACGAATCTACTAATCATCTTTGGAAATATAATGAAGATAAAATCCTGAAAGACGTTCAGGATTATGTTACCAGCACTTATCACGGTCACTACTGTGGAGATGAGGATGGTTATAATGACATCCAAACTATTGATTTGATGGCAGCGAAGAAACTTGCCGCTGGTTTCTGTCAAGCAAATATACTGAAATATGGAAGTCGTTATGGTGACAAAGATGGGCGTAACAAGCGTGACTTGATGAAAGTGATTCATTATGCTATGCTTCTGCTTCACTTTGATGGACATTATACTCGCAAAGATAATGGTCTAACTGAATTCTCTCGCTGATTATGAAAATCCAAGACAAAACTATGAAACTTTCTGACAACACCCTGAATATCCTCAAAAACTTTGCGGGCATCAACCAATCTATTTTGGTAAAGAGTGGTACTAAGCTTCGCACAATTTCTATTGCTAAGAATATTCTTGCGGAAGCTGACATTGGTGAAGAATTTCCTCGCGATGTTGCCATTTATGATCTAAACCAGTTTCTAAATGGTCTAAGTTTGCACCAAGATCCAGATCTTGATTTTGCATCCGATTCTCACATCAGCATCAAAGAAGGAAAGCGTAGGGTTAAGTATTTTTATGCTGATCCTAATGTTATTGTTTCTCCTCCAGATAAGGAAATGAAACTTCCTTCAATGGATGTTTGTTTTCAGTTAGATTCTGCATCTCTAGAAAAACTTGTTAAAGCAGCAGCAGTTTATCAACTTCCAGATCTTTCTGCAGTTGGTGAAGCAGGTGTAGTCAAACTCGTTGTTCGTGACAAGAAAAACGACACTTCTAACGAGTTTGCAATTGTTGTTGGTGAGACTGACAAAGAGTTTTCTTTAAATTTCAAAGTAGAAAATATTGCAAAAATTATCAACACATCCTATGATGTTGTAATTTCAAGCAGGTTACTCTCACAATTTACAAGTAAGAATTTCAATCTTTCTTACTGGATTGCTCTAGAACCAGATTCTACTTTTGGTTGATGAGGCACATTCTTTTTACCCTTAAGGGTTGTCCTTTTGGACTTTTAGATGATGAGGCACACATTCGCAATGTTCTTGTGAATGCTGCCGCCCTTGCAGAGAGCACTCTCCTTGGGATTCAATCCCACAAGTTTGACCCTCAAGGAGTCACTGCTGTTGCTCTACTTGCTGAGTCCCACATCAGCATTCATACTTGGCCAGAGAATGGTATGGCAGTTTGTGATGTGTTTACCTGTGGCGATCACACAAATCCAAGATCTGGTGCAACTTATATGTATGAGGCACTTGATGCCCACGACATTGTATCCAATGAATTTATTAGACCTTTGGAATGAACGCAAACACACTGAGGATTTGGGGAAGTGTTTTACTTATTTGTGGTTATTTTATACTGCTTTATGTGGATATACGACTGGGTTGTACAATTCGTTTAGTTGGCAACCTAGTTATGATTCCATTTGCAATCAAAATTAAAACCTGGGACATTGTAGGACTCGAAGCATTTTTCTCAGTGATAGATGCTTCCAAAATTATACAACTTTCATTATGAAAAACTGGGATGAAGTGTTTGGTAGTCTGCCAGACAGTGAAAAGAACAAAGTTGCTCTTCTTCGTGTAATCGAATGTAGTAACGGTGTAGTTCAGTATATGTTTCGAGATCAAGAACCAGATGCTTTGACGATTGATGAAACTCGTCAAATAATGAAGTTCTCCATGGGATGTATGAAAACTATGAGCATCCCACTCAAAGCAAATACTATTACATTTGAAAAAGAAACTGAAGAAATTCTCAGGGAAGTTCGAGAGTTGTACATCAGTGGATTTAAAAACGGAAATAAAGAAGATTTTGATGAATTTCTCAAAGCTTCAAAATCAAATCTAAATGCCGTTGGTCCTAAGAGAATTTTGGAAGCAAAGCAAATTGCCTTCGATGAGATTGACGATATTCCCAATATTGCGCTAGAGTGGGGGCTACGGTACATCTTCAGTTTCACTGGTTGGAACAAATGAACATTTTTGTTACGCATGAATTCCCTGCTGAAAGTGCTATCTGTCTTCCTGACAAACACATTGTCAAAATGCCGCTTGAGTGCTGCCAGATGCTTAGCATTATTGCTTCTCCCTGGTATCATGATTATGGGGTTCTTCCCAAGCAAGACGGCACTGCCTACAAGACAGAAAAAGGTGCCTTCCGCAACCACCCCTGTACTAAGTGGGCGGCAGAGACGGTGGATAATGCCTATTGGCTCATCAAATGGGGATTGAACTTGTGCCAAGAGTATACTCTACGCTATAATAAACAACACTCCTGTGAAGGGACTCTTACTCATGCCTATTACCTTTTTCCCAAAGGTAAATTGACAAAGGTAACTCCTTTCGCCCGAGCAATGCCTGAGGAATACAAGTTTGATACTAGTATTTCTACTTTTGACGCATACAAGATGTATATCGCATCCAAACCTTGGGTAAAAGACAACTATCTCCGTATGCCTCAACGCAAACCTGATTG